ATGCCTTCGGAGTATTACGCTCAGGTTCAAGGAACGATGTGGCTAATGGATTTTGATCGGTATTACTTTATGAGTTACCACCCAGAGCTTCCGAATTTGATAATGGAAGTAAAACGGGACGATGATTTTATTGCTGGGCTTTCAGCGGCAATCGAAAAACTTCTGGAAGATTTAACCTTAAACTTTGGAAAAATAGGAAGTATGTATGGAGTATGACAATCGAGGAAAAGTAAGCCTTTGGAAAAGTGACAAAGGCGGAAGTGGGCCAATCCTTAGCGGGAAGGTCGTTGCTCATCGAAACATTAAGGAAGGCGAAACAATCGACATTGCTTTGTGGAAACGTGAAGGTGCAGCGGGTAATCAGCCTGTGATGACTGGCAAGATCCAAGATGTTTACAGTGCGCCAACTTCAGCGAGTCTTGAAGATGACTTGCCGTTTTGATTTTGGCAAAAGCCTGAGATTAGCACAGGTCAAGTTGGGGGTCAGTTCTTCGGAGCTGGCTTCCGACATGGGGATCACTAAGCAGCAAGTGTCTCAATGGCGGTACAGAGAAGACGCTAAGTTGAGTTTGGTGGTGAAGGTTTGCAAGCATCTGAAAATAGATGTGTATGACTTCTTGAGGTTAGCCAGTGAATAGCTTGAAGCGGTTGTGGTTTGAGATAAGAATGATCATCGAGGATCTTTGGCAAATGTTCAAAGATAAACTCAATGCGAGGTGAATTCTGGTTGATCAATCATCGGCGGGACATTCCTGACGTTATCAAGAACTTTCATGATAGGCTGAATGAGATGGATTTCAGCCGTCCCATAGCTTGGAAGTTTGAAACGTATTCCACAGTTAGGAGTCTTTCACAAAATGCTCTGTTTCATATGTGGTGCGGTCAGATGTCGGAGTATTTCTCAAGCAAGATCAGCGTGACACCTGAGATGGTAAAGAAGCTGATGAAGAACGAGTTCTTGGGGACTGAAGATATCCATGTTGGCAGTACGGTTATTGAGAACCAACTTCGATCAACGTCTAGTCTTTCTAAAGGCGAAATGCATGATTTCATGGAAAAGGTTTTCCATTGGGGACTTGATAAAGGGGTACAATTAGCCAACCCAGCAGACAGCGAGTTTATGCGTGGCAGAGACGCTCAGGGCTAAGACGTTAAAGGCATTTCAGTTACTCCGACGATTGGAGGAAGCAGACGACAACGGCTATTGTGAATGCGTGACGTGCGGGGTCGTTAAACACTACACAGAGGTTCACGGGGGTCACTGGTTGCCGAAAGGCAAAAGCAGTTTTTTCTCACTAGATAAAAGAAACGTCTGGCCGCAATGTGTCGGGTGTAACCTATTTGGAATGAAACACGGGGTCGCAGCTCAGAATTATACAATGTTTATGATTGACAAATTCGGAAAATCTCAGGTTGATCAGATGCTTGCAGACTCCAATAAACCGATTAAACTCTACGCACGAGACTATCGTGAAATGATTGCTGAGTTTAATGCCCAAATTAAAGACCAAAGATCACGTTTGCTTTGAATGCGGAATAACCGCAGATCACGCGCATCATGTCGTTCCGCGAGTCTTGGGAGGTACGAAGACGGTTGATCTATGCGCTCCATGCCATTCTAAAGTCCACAGCGCGAATTTAACGACTTCAGCTTTAGTCAAGGAAGGACTAAGGAAACGTAGGGCTAAAGGTCTTTGTGGCGGTGGTAAACCTCGGTTTGGGTATTGGTACGATCAAGACGGTAAAGTCCATGATAATGACTATGAACAGAAGGTCATTAAAGGCGTTTTGAAGATGCGAGGATCTAAGATGAGTATGTACAAAATTGCAAAGCATTACGCCGACGAAGGCGTTTTGAACCGAAACGGAAACCCGATAGACAGAAACCAAATACGGAGAATAGTGGAATATGCGAAAAGATCCGACCCCTGAAGAATGGGATTCCGTAAACCGACCAAAGCATTACAACGCCACAGGAATCGAGTGCATCGACTACATCCAGCAGCAGCTAGGAGACGAGTTTGGGGCGTACTGTCTGGGGAACACGATCAAGTACCTACACAGGCACAGGTACAAGAACAACGCCAGAGAGGATCTGCTGAAAGCTCAGTGGTATCTAAACAGGTTGATTGAGGTTACGAACTAGAATATAGTAAGTGTGTCGGCGGGGTTGCGAGCCCCTTTAATGCCCGATTGCAAATGCGGAAGAACCGTTGTCACAACCGACACGGGTTATATCCTACCATATAAGCAATCCTCATTGAATACCCCGCTAACGGACAGTGGCGCTAAACTGTGCGTCCTTTCTAAATAGCAGTAATTCGTGAGCGCGTTGTAGGTCTGCCAGCTTGACCAGATTCACGTCCCAAACGCAAAGGCCCAAGTGGGTTGTCTAGGGTAGCGCCTAGATAGGAAACCGAAAGGATATGAGTACCGCACCGAAGGGTGTAGTCACATCAGACCTAACCAGATTAACGATCTGTATGGTTGTGGCTTGCAAAGGGAAAAAGCTGGACTGTGCCTAAAATAAGGAAAACCAAATGGGCAGACAAAAATTCGAGACAAGCGCAATGCTGGAGATCGAGAACAACGCAAGAAGATTCCTAGCTAAGAAAACAGGCAAGCAGATACACAAATTGCCTGATGCAGTCTGGGGTGTTGATTGGGCAATGTATGAGAACGACCAAGTAAAACACTTCATGGAATTCCGCAGAAGGTATAACGACAAAGATCATTATCCTGATCTGAGATTTTGCGCGATGAAGTATTCAAAGCTGAGACGCTACGCTGAAGACTTTGATCTTGGCACTAGCTTTTTCGTGGTTCAGTTCAACGATGCTTTGGTTGCGATTGAGATCGGAAAAGAAGACGGGATAGATAAGACCTTGGTTCCGTTTGGTAGGACTAAAGACCAGCGCGATGACCTAGAAGTTCAACCGTCTGTCATCATCCCAAAAAGCAAGTTTAAGGTGATCGAAAATCGTTGCGTGACCGACTCCAAATCTTCTCGATAAAAAGTAAACAAAAGTGTTGACTTAGATGTTGTGATCATTAGAATGGGTATCAACAACAACGCAAACGAGGAAACACAGATGGTACAACTTAAAAAAGCAAGCAACCCAATTTTCCACGGTAACGGATTAGGCACTACCACGGCGGGATGGACTGTAAAAGGTTCCGAGCATATCGCGGTTCGCCAGCTTGGCACCACTTGGGTCGCGGTTGATTCCTTAAAAGACGGCGCAAAAGTAGCAACTGCTTTTGATCGCAAATCCTTAATTGAAAAACTATCAGCAATCATCACGAACTAGGAGGAAGCACAGATGAAGTTACTACAGCAAATTGAAGCAGCATTCGCAGAGTCAGACGCACAGTCTTTAGATAAGTTGCCAGAAGTAATTGAACGTCAGAGAAATGCTTATTATGAGCTGAAGCAAGAAATTTCCCGCGCTTTCCATTCTCATGGGATAGAAAGCTACGAATATAGGATGGCTTGCAAACAGAACAGAACATTATTTTCTGAATCTTTCAAAGATGATTATGGCTGGGGTCACGATGAGCATATTGTCCGAGCCATCAAGTCGCTTAAAAAAACGCATCACGCTCGCAATGATCGCATCGTTCGCAGAATGGAAAAGTACGGCATCACTAAAATTGACGTTGATAACTTTAAAGTCATATACGGGCAAGACTTCACTGGCTTATGGATCATCGACGGTCATGAGGTAAGCATCAAAGTCATTTGGGCTGGCGGTTACAACATCCAGTGTCTGCATCACCGCGTTCTGGTCAACGTCAAAGTAAATAAGGCGGCGGCATAAGCCGCCCAAGGGGATACGGTGCTAAGACCTCACCAAGACCGAGCTATCACAATGCTCAAACATTCGATCCGTAAGGGGAATTCTAGGCTAGTCCTAGCAGCGCCTTGTTCATTCGGAAAGACTAGGGTCGCAATGGAGATCCTGAAGAACACTGCGAAGAACGGGAAGCTGGGGATCTTGATCTGTGATCGGGTCAAGTTGGTCGATCAAGCTCTGGAGGAATTCGACCGAGCAGGGATATCTTGCGGGGTCATCCAGTCCGATCACTGGAGAACGAATCCGAATGCTCAGATTCAGATTGCGTCGATCCAGACAATTGCCAGAAGACGGTACAAGCCATTGTTTCACGTTGCGGTTGTGGATGAGTGCCATACCCATTACCAAACGACGACTGAGTTGATGGAGGACTACTCCAAAAGCATCTTTATCGGGTTGAGTGCAACGCCATACTCGAAAGGACTGGGAAGGCATTATTCCGATCTAGTGGTTCCGATCACGCCGAGTCAGTTGTTAGATCAGGGTTATTTGTGTCCTGTCAAATACTTCGGTGGGAACAGGGCTGATCTGAAAGGCGTTAAGAACAAACGACTATCGACAGGCGGCATGGATTACGATCCTAGAAGTCTTGCCGATGCGACTGAGAAGGATCAGAAGCTGGTCGGTGATATCGTTGAGAACTTCAGAAAGTTTGGCAAGGGTCAAACGATAGCCTTCTGTCCCAGCATTAAGCATTCAAAGAAGCTGGTCGAGATGTTCCGCGAAGAAGGATTTACTGCCGAGCACATCGACGGTTATATGGAGCAGGAAGATCGGACAATGATCTTTGATGCTCACGATCAAGGCGAGTTTCAGATTCTGTCATGTTCTAGGCTTCTCAATACAGGGTATGACGCGCCACAAGTGACCACGTTGATTGATTGCTTTCCTACAAAGTCCAAGATCGCGTTTATCCAACGGGCTGGACGAATCATGAGAACGTGCGAAGGCAAGACAGAAGCGATCTACCTAGATCACGCTGGCAACGTCGAGACCCACGGCTTCCCAGAGTTCATAGTCCCTGAAAGTTTACATGACGGTCTTCAGGAGTATTCTGAAAGCTCACTGGTCAAGAAAGACAAAGACGAGATCATGCCATCGGTTTGTCCACAGTGTTTTCAGCACTTCTTGATCACTTGCGCTTGCGGGTATCAACGACCACCGAAAGAGACTCTAAAGACTGACGATCAGGAGCTGAAGGAACTAAAGAAGGCCAACAAAGAGTTCTCTGTCGAAGAAAAGGCAAAGTGGCTAGGTGAATTCCAGTTCTACGCTAGGAAGTGGGGTTACAAGCAAGGATGGGCATCTTGGGCTTATCGTGGGAAGTTTGGGGTCTGGCCTAACAAGATCAATCCGCAGCCAGTTAAGGAAATCAGCGAATCGGTGAAGAACCACATCATTCATTTGAATATAAGGAAAGCGCGAAGTGCTAAGTGACATCTTGCCAAGGTTGGATAAAGTCAAAGTTGTAAGCGGCAAGACGTGGGCCTGTTGTCCTGTACACAAAGACAATAATCCGTCAATGACTCTGACGGAGCGGGATGGCAAGGTTTTGATTCACTGCTTCAGTTGTCAGGCTTCAGGGCTGGAAGTCGTCAATGCTTTGGGCTTGAGTCCGAGTGTCTTGTTTGAGAAGCAAGGCGAGCGCCGAGCTATCCCTAGAAGTGTAATTGAGAAGGCCAAGGAAGATCTGTATTTCATATCGATATACGATATGGAAAAAGAGAAAGGCGGTCGTATCACTTGGAACGATCAGAA